GCACGTCGGTCTTGTCGCCGTACTTGTCGAAGTCGTAGCCGTTGGCATCCATCCACGCCCGCACGGCTTTATTGCCGTAGATGTTGGCAGCATCAGTGCCGGTCTGATTGATCCAGCCCTGCACCTCTTGAGGCGCTTGGAACCAAGATTGCACAGGCTGCGGAGTAGCAGGCATTCCGCCCGCCGCCTCGCCCGACAAAATCTCATCAAGCAGTGATTTGGCGCGGAACATCAGGGCTTCCCAAACAGGAGGTTGTAGAGGCCGGCACCAGTGACAGCACCGCCGAACAACTGAGAAGCCGTAGAGGCCCCCGGCTGGCTTTGCGTGGTGTTCTGCCCGTAGCTGCGGCCCAAGGCAGTGCCCATCGTGTCTAGCTGCTGCTGCGGGTAGTTCCTCTGGTCAAGGAACTGGCTGTAATCTGCGTCCAGCGCCTTCTGGTTCTGCGCTTGGTAAGCCTGGCCGGCTTGGTTCAACTGGTTGATGTCGTTGTAGTCCTGCTGGGCAAAGCCCGGCGCAAGACCGAGGGCGCTCATCTGGTTTGCCCGCTCACCCGCGTAGTTGTTGTATCGCATGGTGCTGCTGATGTTGCCCATGTTCCGCTGCAAGTCGCTTTGAGCGGATTGGTTCATCTGCGCAACACCGGAGTTTCCAAAGGAACCCGACTTCTGCATGGCCGTGTCCCACTGCGGTTTCTGGACGTTGTTCCAGTTGCGCACCAGATCGCCCTGAGCCGCGTCAATCTGCTGGGTCAGGTAAGGATTCCCGCCGAGGTAGTTGCCATTCAGCACGCCTTGAAGGTTCGTGTTTGCAGCGCCCATCGTTGCAGAGCCCTGCATAGCCCGCTGGGCCTGCGCGTCAAGGGCTTGGGTCTGGTATGGGTTCATCCCCGCAACCCGCGCCCCGTTGTACTGCTGGTACGGCTGGTCGGCGACTTGTTGGGCGCGATTGAGGTATCCGCTGGCGTATTGCTGCACCCAGTCAGGCATTGAGGTCGAAGACGAAGTAATCAGGTCGGCCATACAAACTCCAGCGCTTCGCAGCGTTTAGATCGGAATCCCGTAAACATACACATCAGCGCGACACGCTGCGGTGCTTCCAGTGGTCAGGGATAAATACTGCGTGGTTGAGGTTTGCGCATCAGTACCGGCAACCGCCGCCAATGTCGCAATAACCACCTTGTTAGAAGCACTGAGATTCAGCCACGATTGTGCCGCACCTACGATTGCCGTGCCTGTTTTCGACGCGCCAGAATAGATGCCGCCAGCGCAAGCAACCGTGGTTCCACCACTTCGGTTAACTGCAACCACACGGGTCACCAGATACCGGCTTACACCTGACAAGGCAGTCAGAGCCTGATCGGTGGTTACTGCCATGTTCAGGTTGATTCCCCGGAACAAGGCCAATTCTTGGGACGCTTGAACGTCAGCCGACGAATTGAAGCCCGCCTTAACTTGCCGCAGAAAGTCATACAGCGCGACGGACAATCTCCGGTCATACCCGCTCTCAGGGTTTTGCGGGAGGTTAACGTCAGGCAGCTTCACCGCTGACCACTCGGGGCTAGGTCAAAGTCGATTGCAGACGCGCCCCAGTTTCCAGTGGCGTCAATCTTCAGGCGGTGGAATCGTCCAGCCTGCCGTAGGTCAAACTTTCCTGCGGAGTACGAACCAGACCCGCCAGGCACCAAGGCCGCACCCCGCGCCATCTTGGTCAAGCCTGTAACCGTTGCCGAGGTCGGCTCATATTGATAAGCCACCCGAGCCCGGATCATGCGCGAAACCGCCTTGTCATCCCCGGCATCAAACAGCGTCATGGAGCTAGACGAGTTCACGCCGGTTAGTGAACTCATTTGGTGCGTAGAGGTGAAAACCGTGGTCATGCGGCCACCGGACAACCAGTATTGGCTATCGTAGGAAACAGACGGCAGCGTGTCGTAAGTGCCGGGCAGCGTGTCAAAGGTGAAACCCGCGCTGACATAGTTGCAGGCGGCTTCGATCGTGAGCGTGCAGCGGCCCCACTGTTGGCGCCCAAGGTGATACACAAGAGCCTCGTCCAAATCACCGCTTGACGCATTGGATGCGTAGTACAGCCAAACCACGTTGGCCTGCTTGTCGTGAATCAGGGTCGTTTTGTAAAGGTACTGCTGCGAGGCATTGTTATAGAACCACTGCCGCACCTTGCCCTCAGCAATGCTGAATGGCCGCGTCCCATCAAAATAGAAAATGTCGCCACGGCTTACGAAGATCTGAGCTGGGCCAATGTCGGTTACAGCATCAACCCCTACGCACCCAATATCGCCCGGCACTTGGTCAAACTGCCACACAGCAGGCGAGCCGACATATCGACCAAGGTAGATCGCCCGGTCTTTGTAGGCAACGACTTGATCGCCAAAGGCTTTGGCAGCCGTGATAGCGCCCGGAGCGGAGACAAGCCGCCCGGTCGTTGCTTGCGTTGAGAGGCTTGGAGTCCAGTCGGTTTCATCGTCCAAAGCGGAGCACCACCAGCGATCAGGCGAATCGCCATACGTGCCATCGTTGGTGTTGAAGGCAATGACAAAACCAGACGCAGATTCGATAACCGCTGCTTTGGGAGCCGTGGCAATGTCAGCAAAAGACCCGGACCCGTTAGAGCGTTGAATGGTCGTGCTTTTGTTGGCACAAAGTGTTGCGTTGCCGAACTGAACAAAGTCCCAGCGATCATCACCACCAAGGGAGTAAGAAGCGCCGCGAGACACATCAGACCAAGCGCCGCCGCTCAATTCGTACATCTTGGCGGACGTTCCAGCAAAGACCCGGCGAGTGCCGTCCAGCTTGGTCGCTACAGCGGCATTCCGACAAGCAGCAGCAAGGGCAGGCACGCCATCAGCAGAAATGGCCGTTGGGGCACCCTTCATCCCCGATGCATAGGGGATGACGTTGGAGCACTCAAGGATGGCCCCTGGCGTGGCTGAGTCAACGTCAGGCAGGAACCCTTGTAGCTCGACCATCAGACATACCTCACGCGCATGGACGATCCACTACGCAATGCCATGTCATCCTGCTCCATCAGCGCCGCGACTTCTGCGCGGTACTTCTGGTCCCACAGGGCAATTCGTTGGTCGTCTGCAAGGTACAGACTCAATTCAGCCATCGCCCCAGCAAGGTAGATGCCGGGATGGTTTGTCAGCAGCCAATTCACGCTATCCGACGACAGCGCCGCAAACTTGGCGTAGTAGTCCAGCGTGATGGAGTACACACCGTCAGGCGTCGGCCCTAGCTGCATTTCATCGCCGACGATGCAGTACACAGCAGGCTTACCAGTTCGGATGCCTTCCGGGTACTTCACGTCCATCAATTCAGGCGTGATGACCGCAATATTGGTCGGCGGGTTGCCAACCAAGGTGACGTTTTCAGTCTCAAGCCAATCAGTCGGCAGCGTTACCCCTTGGGTGTCTGCAACCGTGGTCAGAGTGGTTTGGGAAACCTGCTTGCGCACGCGAACGTCACGCGAGATGCGCGCCTCAGCCAATGCCACGAAGTCCGGCAGGATCGCTGTCAGATCGGTTCTGTTCGACCACCCGGCTAGGGAGGTCAAGAGGTCATCGTATGAGGCGAGCGCCATTTACAGAGCCCCCTTCCACACCCGGAAGTCAGCCAGCGCGGGATCACTCAGCAGGCGCCGCTTGTGGTCCGGGGAGACTGCAAACTCTTGGAAGGTGATGCCCTGATCCCCGAGGTACTTTTCGATGAGCACAAATGGGATGGAAGCGGCCAGGCGCATTTCATTTGAGCCGTGATGGCCCTCACGATGCCGCGCCTTGGTGTACTCAACGATGGGCGTGCAATCTTGGGAAATGCCCGTAATGAGCATCCCATCCTTGACGGCAAGGCCGCGTTGAACGCCGCTCACGAGTTCTCCAGCGGCACCACGTTGACCGCACCCGCAGACACGCCCTGGATGTAGGCAATGTGGGTGATGCCCGTGGGAACCTGAAGAATCACGCTGTCCGCAGGCTGAACCAGAATGTCTGCCGTGGTCGCCGCAACACCCGAGGTGCCCAGCTTCACGTAACACTCATTCCGGCCAGCAACGCGGATGAAGCTGGGAGCGCGCCCGCTTGAATTATTCGGGATCGCGCTGGAGGCTGAAGCAGCCCCGGTAGCGGCATTGAAGCCCGCCGCTGCAACGGTGATGAACCCACCGCCAAAAGTCTGTGCCATGTGTTCTCCAGCGCTTCGCAGCGTTAGGAGGCAGGGCCGAAGCCCCGCCAGGTTCAAGCCGGTGCCAGATGCACCGTGATGCAGCCGATGGCTGAGGTTGCCGTGCCGGTCAGGTCAAACGAGATGCGATCACCGGCAGCAATTTGGAGCGCACTGTCAGTGGTCGAAAGCGTCAGCGTCTGGACGGTGGCAGCGGTGCCAACAAGGTTGAACGAACCCGAGTGCAGAGCCGTACCAGAGGCCAGCGCAGTACCCGAAGGCACCTTGCGGATTACAGCGGTACAGGCGCCGCCCGTGCCGATCACATCGTTGACGCCACGGATGCCGACGACGACATACGGGCGATCAGCCACGAAGAAGGAGAAGTCAGCAGCCGGCACGTTGTAGATGGTCGAAGCCGGGACGAAGCCGCTATTCGCGGTGCCGCCCGTGCCTGCCATGCCCAACCCGCCGTCTGCGCGCTGGTGAATGTCTACGGACATTTGTGGTTCCTTTGAAGTTGCGAGAAAGGGGCCGAAGCCCCTAGCTCATGGATCACAGAATGTCGTAGACGGCGCCGTGAGCCTTGGGCGCCCGGCATTCCAGCGTCCATTCCACGATGAGTTCGCGCTTCTCAGCGTCACCCGTTGCGGCCAGTTCCTTGGTCTGGAAGGGGCGCATGTAGGCCACTGCCAGCTTGTCGCTCTGGAGGATGAACACATCGCGGGTCGCCATGAAGCGATTGGGAACCGCCTCGATGGTGCCGAAGTCCGACACGTAGAAGTCCACGGCTGCGTAGAGCTTGGAATCCTCGCTCTTGTCCATGCGGGTCGCGTTGCCGGTGAAGCCCGAGAAGGTCTGCTTCGCAGCCGGGGGCAGCATGATGGTGTCGGGCATGCCGCCAGCAGTAAAGATCTGCTGCAGAACGTCCTTTACCTGCGACTCCACAAAGGCGCGCTGAGTGCCAGCCGTGTAGCCGGAACCCAGGCCACCCGAGGCGGTGTAGGAGGCCAGCGTGCCGCCGTTGCGGTTCACGTTGTCCACCACCCAGCCACGCAGGCCACGGCTGCGACGAGTGGCGCCGCCAACGCTCAGGTCGTTCTGGCAGAGCGCGGTTTCCATGTCGCGCTTGAGTTCCAGCGAAGCCAGCGAGACTTGGTAGCCCAGTTCGTCCTTGCGACCGGCAGGATTCACGCCGCTCATCTGCGTGCCCGACACGTAGACAGCCTTGGTGCTGATCTGCGTGCGGTTCGTCAGGCGGACAGTCGGGGTCACCGTCTTGTCCGAAGCGTCGGCGCCTTCAGCCGCCTCGTTGGAGCCCGAAGCAGCCGCCAGGTCTTGGGTCTGCCATTCGTGCGTGGTCGCGGTAGCCTTGGCCTTGGAGGCCAGATTCAGCACCGGGGTTTGGGTCGGGCTGATGCGGTAAATGATGTCGGTCAGGTCTTCACGATTGCCGATTGCGGCAGTGGAAAGGAAAGTTGCCATGTCTT